TTGAAAAATTTGGCTTGTTTGACCTAGGCACTTTCTTACCTAAGAAACCAGGTGAAGTTGAACTGAAAGTTATCAAAGAAATGTTTGAAGCTTCAGTTGACGGACAGAGTTATGATCCAGAGCGTTGGAGCCAGTACTATCGTCCAGCAGGGGTTAACGCACCAACTGGCGCCGCAGGTGCTCCAGCAGTAGCCGAAGATGAAGATGCGCCAGCTAAACCTGCCGCACCAGCACCGGTAACTTCTAGTTTTGATGATGAAGATGAAGCTCCAGCGGTAGCAAGTGCTCCAGTTGAAGCTAAACCTACAACACAAAAAGCTGAAGATATTTTGGCAATGATCCGCGCTCGTCAAAAATCTTAATCAATGACCGTCCTTGTTAATTACTACACTTGTAGTTACGGGGACAGTCTGGTTTCGATGTTTAATGGGCTTCCGGTTAAACGAGTTAATGGTGTTAGTGAATGCTTAGTAGAAGAACTTACTAGACCAAATTTTTATCAACTTGAAGTCCAAGAACAGCAAAAAATTTGTAGTCGAATTGAGCAAGGAACTATTCAAGTGGTTCCTTGCCATCGTCAACAGGGATTTGATTTTAGCCAGGTGTTCACCAATCCTCAAGTTATTACCATAACTGTAAACGATCTTGATTTATTGACTAGGCGTTTTGCTAAATTGCATCTTGAAATTAGGAATAAAGCAGTTCTGAATCCTATGCTAGATCAAATTAGACAATTAGCACCTAATCAGCTTGATCGCATTATAAAAAAGGATTATGAGATATGGTTACGATCTAATCGTAGCAGTACAGATATCGAATTTTGTTTAGATTGGGTCACGCAACCCGCTCGGGTAGCTGATTTTTGTCAACAACACAGCCTTGCCTACAATCAAGATTGGGTCTACGATATCGCAAATGATATGAAAACCTATGCTTTGCAGTAATGTTCTACACAATTTAAGTTGGCAAGTTGCTGGCTCGGTAATTCCTTGTAATAACCTACAGGGATTTCCGCCTTCGCTGTCAGTAGAAGCTATGCAGGCCAGTGAAGCTTATCAACAATTAGTTGATGATCATCGTGCCGGCAGGCAGTCAAAATGGTGTCAGCATTGCTGGGACAAAGAAAGCATTGATTTAACCAGTAAACGGATTTCGGATAATAAAATTGGACAAGTCTATGAACGCATCAACCCCAATTACCTTAAGGTGGATGCCGCTATTGGGCCAGTCTGTAATGCGGCTTGTCGTACCTGTGGACCGTCAAACAGTACACTATGGCAAAAGGAATTGGATTACATACCAATACATCCAATAGCACAGGATTCCGTATGGAATACTATTGACAATCGCCTAACAGACATTGTACAATTAGACTTCGGAGGAGGAGAACCTTGGTTAAATGACATAGAAAAACAAATTGACATGTGTCAACGGTTAGTTGATTTAGGGTTGGCTAAAGGCATTAAACTTAGATATAACACAAACTGTAGTTTGTATCCAAAAAAGTTAATTGACTTATTTCCATACTTTAGATCAGTAGAACTAACACTATCAATCGATGACATTGAAGATCGTTTTGAATACAATAGGTATCCACTTAAATGGAACAAGGCGTATGAAAACATCTGTAGATTAATTGAACTTGAAAAGGCACACAGCAACATTGTTTTAACTGTGAATTTTACTGTTAGCGTTTTAACTTTTTTGTATGCAGAACAATTTTTATCATGGAGTCAAGCGCATGGATTACCAAGAGTCAATTGGAACTTTGTTTATTATCCAGACTTGTACAGTATTATGAGTATAAGTCCTGAAGTTAAAGAACAACTAGATCCAACCGCATTGTTTTATGATTTGATTGCTACAGAAAGCTACCCAGAATGGCAACAAGATTTTTTTACACTCACTGACAAACTAGATAAACAACGACAACAGGCATTAAAGGCAACATTACCAGAGCTTTACAATATTTTACATAAAGGAAATTAACATGGCAGGAAAACCATTTGACATCAGTAAGTTCCGTAAGGACATTACTAAAAGCATTGATGGACTATCTATCGGCTTTAACGATCCAACTGATTGGATCGGCACAGGAAACTTTGCATTGAATTATTTGATCTCGGGCGATTTTAATCGAGGCATTCCCTTGGGCAAGGTAACTGTATTTGCTGGTGAGTCAGGTGCCGGTAAGAGTTATATCTGTTCTGGTAACATTGTTAAAAATGCACAAGAGCAAGGCATTTTTGTTATCTTAATTGACACTGAAAACGCACTTGACGAACAATGGTTACACGCATTGGGCGTAAGCACAGATGAAAGCAAATTGTTAAAACTTAACATGGCCATGATTGACGATGTGGGCAAGACTATTGCTACATTTATGAGTGACTACAAAGCACTACCCGACGGTGAGCGTCCTAAAGTATTGTTTGTTATTGACTCGTTGGGTATGTTGTTGACTCCTACAGATGTTAATCAGTTTGAAGCTGGTGATATGAAGGGCGACATGGGTCGTAAACCCAAGGCATTGACAGCATTAGTGCGTAACTGCGTCAACATGTTTGGTAGTTACAATGTAGGCTTGGTAGCAACTAACCATACATACGCTAGTCAAGACATGTTTGATCCAGACGACAAGATTTCAGGCGGTCAAGGTTTTATCTACGCTTCGAGTATTGTTGTTGCTATGAAGAAGATGAAGCTAAAAGAAGATGAAGATGGTAACAAGATTTCAGATGTAATGGGTATTCGTGCCGGCTGTAAAGTAATGAAAACTCGTTATGCTAAACCGTTTGAAGGCATGCAGGTTAAGATTCCTTATGAAACAGGTATGAATCCTTACAGTGGCCTAACTGACTTGGCAGAAAAGAAGGGCTTGCTCAAGAAAGACGGCAATCGTTTGATGTTTGTTACTAGCGATGGTGAAATTATCAAACAGTTCCGCAAGGCATGGGAATCAAACGAAGAAGGATGCTTAGATAAAGTTATGGCAGACTTTGCTAATCAGAAAGAAACGGTAAGTACTGAAGAGACAGCTACGGAGGAATAAGAATGTCAGTAGAATTAAGTAAAGAAATTTGGGACGAACTCAAGCGTTATCTAAACATTGTTGACCGTGCAGATGCGGCAGAAACACTAGTATCTGTGTTGATTGACAATGACTGTGATGCTGATGATATCAAAACTGTGTTTAAAGCTGATGGTGAAGTTAAACGGGCACTTACAAGTTATCTCAAAGATCATGCCGATGACGAAGAAGATGACGACGATGATTATGATGGTTACGATTCTGACGAGGATGACGACTATTAATGTCTGAAAAGTATTTTCCAATTCGTACTGCTACTTCATGTCAGCTTAAATGGAATTGGAGCAGTTTATATCTAAACACCGGTACTACAAGAAGTTGTTGTCGTACCGGTGAAAGTGAATTGACTGCTGAAAATTTTAATGATTTTCATAATACTCCTTTGAAACTTCGTGACCGTGCTAGTATGTTAGCCGGTGAGTGGCCCAAAGAAAGCTGTGGATATTGCAGAGACATTGAACTAGCCGGGGGCGACAGTGACCGCACCAGGCACTTGACCATACCAAGTTTGGTTCCTGCTGAATTAGATCAAGATCCAACTGCAACAGTAGTCAACCCTACCATTGTTGAAGTCTATTTTAACAATACCTGTAACTTAGGTTGTGTATATTGTTCGGCACAGTTAAGCTCAACCATAGAAGCAGAAGATCGTAAGTTTGGCACATTCAGCAGTCACGGTGTAGAAATACTACCTACAGAAAATCACTTTCGAGATCTAGTTCCACATTTTTGGTCTTGGTTTGCTACAGGGTTTGGTTCATTAAAACGACTGCATATCTTGGGCGGTGAGCCATTATATCAAAAAGAGTTTGATCGACTCTTAGACATGATTGAGCAATATCCTAATCCCGACTGCGAGTTGAACATTGTAACTAATCTTATGGTCACAACAGAACGCTTACAGTCTTATATAGATCGTTTTAAAAACCTGTTAGTTGCTCGCAAACTGCGTCGAGTAGATATTACCTGTAGCATTGACTGTTGGGGACCAGAACAAGAGTATGTTAGATCAGGATTAGATCTAGAACAATGGACTCAAAACTTTGAACTGCTAGTGAACACACGCTGGATATATCTAAACATTAATCAAACCATTAGTCCGTTAACTATTAAAACTATGCCAGAATTTTTAACTAAATTTAACCAATGGCGTACCAACAGAAAAATTGGACATTGGTTTTCTGGAGTGTACCCAGATCCTAGCTACATGAAAGCTGAGATATTTGGTGACTTAGAGTTTGCAGATGACATGGAAAAAGTGTTACAATTAATGCCGCAGGTGACTGATGAAGATCAAGTTGCCTATGGTTATATGAAGGGAATCTTTAATCAAATATTGGCGTCAAAGCCTGATTACAATGAGATAGCCAAGCTCATTGTATATCTTGATGAAAAAGATCGTAGGCGTGGAACCAATTGGACAAAATTATTTCCTTGGCTAGAACGGTATAGAGAATATGTGGTACAGTAAAGTTGTAGCAAACTTAGGAGTGATACCAGATTTCATTGCTTTCTATGAAAACGAATTAGAGAACGCAAAGAAGGACTGTCGTATTGGCGGACTGGTAGAAAAAAACATTACACAGCTACCTGGTATTACAGAACATAGATTTAACCAGCTACAAGAGATTGAAGCTATTTTGAATCATCTTAACATACAACTGCGTAAGATTCGTCGCAAGCATTTTCAAAAATATCTTGAAGGATATGCTCGTTCTCTTACCAGCAGAGATGCTGAAAAGTATGTGGATGGTGAAGATGAGGTTATCGACTTCGAAACTATTATCAACGAAGTAGCACTCTTGCGTAACAAATGGCTAGGAATCTTAAAAGGTCTGGACAGTAAGCAATGGCAAATGGGTCACATTGTTAGACTACGCACAGCCGGAATGGAAGATATAACAGTATGAGCAAGGTTAAACACAGCATGTTTGTACTTGATAGATTGTATGAGTACGATGATTTTATGGCCAGTATTGCTACACTAGCTGACCTTGGGTGTGGCGATGGTGCTGACCTAGTCTGGTGGGCAACAAGAACCACCAGAGATCCAGTACCTAAACCGCTTAACATTGAGTGTACTGGTGTAGATTTGTTAGAAGAATTGACAGTAGAAAAACAACACAAAAATATAACATATCAACGCACAGATTTTGAAGGCACAATTAAAGCAGATAAAAAATTTGATGTTTTGTGGTGTAACGATGCCTTTCAGCACTGTTTAAATCCATCTGCTACATTGGCCAATTGGTATAACATAGCCAGTGACGGTGGTATGTTGATTTTGATTGTTAAGCAAAATACCAGCATATATCGCAACCAACTGGCATTCCATCAGTACAATCAAAGTTATTACAATCCTACATTACCCAGTTTGATGCAACTACTAGCATTAAACGGATGGGACTGTAAAAACGGCTATTTTTTAAAAAACCCTTTGGAACCTTGGATTTATGCAATAGTGTACAAAAGTGATATCAAGCCAATGGATCCAAAGACTACTACCTGGTACGATTTAGCAGAAACAAACCTTTTGCCAGAATCAGCAGTTAATGGCATAAATGCACACGGCTACTTACGACAGGAAGATTTAATATTACCCTGGTTAGATCGTAGCATAATGTCGTTTCATTTGCAATAAATACTAAATAACAGTAGGAGATTATATACATGGCTACAAGAACTTTACAATTTTACGGAGTTGGCTACAGTGCCACACCTATTAGCATTAATGCTACAGTTAACGGCACTTCTGTTTTTTCTGGACCAATTACCACATTAGACACACCGTTAGTTCGTGGCAACAACGCCGCAGGTTTAGCGGCTCACACAGCATTGTTTACTGCTGATATCGATTTAGGATTTACAGGTAATGTTCCTGTAAGTATTCAAGTTACTGGTGTTAACGGTCAAGTAGTTTTTGGTGATATTAAAATAAATCACACTGCTATTTTAAATCCAGTTTACAACACAGATCAAGCAAATGTATTGGCTAACCCAGATAATACTTTTGCTAATTGCTTGTCAACATTTGAGGCCGTAGCTAATCCTCCTTTAACTTCAGATCAAATTGCTACAATTACTGCTGGTACAGATACAGCCGCAATCAAAGCTATTTTAGCTGGCGCTAATGCTAGTCCATGGATCAGCAGTGGCAGTACTTTTATTCCATTGTCGATTGGTAATTTTGATCCACGCAATTCAGTTACTATTGATGGCAATGCACCAACAGTGGATCGTTTCCCACAAGATAACGGTATTTGGGCTTATACAGTATTAACTGGTAGTACAATAGCATTCAATGTGGATATTCCAACAGCAGGCCGCTAAGTTAGTACACACTTACCAAACTAAAGCCTTGTTTTTACAGGGCTTTTTTTATGGTTGACCACTAAATCCTTTTCCTATATAATGTAGTTGTAGTAGTAAATTAATGATAACTTCGGAAAAGGAAATATATGAATATTAAAGTAAAAGCAGGATTAGAAGTAGTGGGCGTTATTGCAGGCGTAATCACTGTAGCAATTCTTACAAGAATAGGTTTAGATTACCTCGAAACGGTGTATGGCACCAAAGCAGTTATGAATGGTGGTATTTTTTGTTTGCTAGTGGGTGCAATCTATTTTATCGGTAGCGTATTATACGACATCCGGGTAAGCCAACTCAAATACAAAGAAAAACTAGAAGAAATCGCTAAAAAATAAGCGGTTGACCAGAAATAACAATTAAGCTATAATAGTATTTTAATTAACATAATATGGGAGCTAAACCATGTCTACAATTCTTATTAAAAATGGAGTGTACCGCAATCAAGCAGTACAAAATGTTGCATTCACTCTTGTCAAGGGTTTTCAAACTGGCGCTAAAGGAGGCTATGTGACAGTAAAATCAGATGGCTATTTTGGCCCAGACTTGCCCGAAGTAGTTCGTGTCAATGTCAACGGTATCGAAGATATTGAGTTCGTTACAGAAAATGCATTAACTGTTGATCCAATCAATCGTGATGCCACAGTACCTGCAGACTTTACAGAAAAAGCAACAGGTCCAATGGTAGAAACTGACGAAATGGTCATGGAACGAATTGGTGAGCGTTTCGAAATTCTGCATCAAATGACTCGTGCAGTTATCGCAGGCGATGTCCGTGCTATGATTGTAGTTGGCCCTCCTGGTGTAGGTAAGTCGTATGGTGTAGAATTTGAGCTTGAGAAGTCTGGCTTGTTTGACAAGATCTCAGGTAAAAAGATCAAGTATGAAGTAGTCAAAGGTGCAATGACTCCGGTTGGTTTGTACACTACACTATATCAGCATTCGGATGCCAACAATGTCCTGGTATTTGACGACTGTGACTCTGTGTTCCAAGATGAATTGGCACTTAACATTCTCAAGGCCGCATTGGACTCTGGTAAGAAGCGTAAAATTCACTGGAATTCAGATAGTGCTATGTTACGCCGTGAAGGTGTACCTGATGTGTTTGAATTCAAAGGTGGTTGTATCTTTATTACCAACTTGAAGTTTGAGAACATTC